ATCATTAGGGTCTATTAAAACAACTTCTCTCCAATCACCTTTTAATTCTACAAATCCTTCTATACCTGATTTTCTAAATCCTTCTGCTATGGTTCCATCATCTAAACCTAATTGTTTTAATTCATTAATTAAACTATTTACATTTTGTGTTTTTGGATTTTTTATATCTGATAATGATATACCAGTTTCTTTAGCAAATATATTCCAATCTACTTTATCAATTTGATTTCCTAAAAAGCCATCAGGTTGTGTAATTAAAAGATTATTAGTATTTACTTGTACTTTATAATAATTACTAACAGGATTGTCTTGAATTTTAATACCCATAGTTTCAGCAGATACATCACCAACTGGTTCTCCATAAAAACCAGGAATAAATTTTTCAGTACCACTTCCTAAGTTAGGATTATATTTAATGTCATTAGCTAATACTTGTTTTCCTTGATGCTTAATATAAAATTCTACATTTCCATCTGCTGAATTTAAAGTAGTATCAAATGTAGAAAGTTTATCATCTACTACATTTGTAGGTGTGTCTGGTTTTTCTATTTCAGCCATTATTTACCTCCCATAAGAAATTTAAGATACTCAGCTTGAGTTTCAGCAATTAAATTAGCTTCATCAGATAATTCAGATTGTTTTTTAGCTTGTGCTTGTAAACCTTCTATAGCAACTTGTCTAGGGTCTTCAGCTAAAAACTCAGGTTTAATTTCTTCAAATGTAACATAACCGCCCATTTGTGGCTGGTCAAATCCCATTTTTTCCCAAGCTTGTGTACCAGTAAATTTATTCATAACTTCTCCAGCACGTAAACTTTTATCTTGTGCAATCAATGCTTCAACATATGGATTCCAGTTACGCATAATTTCTAATGCTAAATCTGCTTTTCTACTGTCACTTAATTTGTCACCTGTTAATGACAACCAATAATCGCTAAGTTCTTCTTCTAAAGTTAATCTATCAGGTTTAATATTAGCTGCTCTAATTTGTGCAGCTTTTGCTTTATCTATTTTAGCTTCTTCACCTTCTCTAACAGATTGTGTATTAGTTAAAAATTCTTGTAAAGCATTACTAAATATTTCTCTAGATAATACTTGATTTGCATTCATTTGAGTTTTTCTATAATCTATACCACCAAAAAATGAATTAATGTTTAAAGCTAATTTATTATTATTTCTTGCGTCTTCTTCTTCAGTTAAAAAAGTATTACGTTCAGAAGAACCTTCGTACCAACCATCGTATTCTTTATTTGCATAATCTAATACTTGGTATATAAAGTTTTCTGTAACAATACCCATATTTCCATTTATTTCAGCACCTAAATCTTCTTCATCTAAATATCCCATATTTACAGCTAAATCTTGTATTTTAAGTACATCTGATTGATTTAAAGTTTGAACAAATGTTTGTACAAAATTTTCTGCAGGAAAAATACCTTTTTCTAAATCTACTTCTACAGTTTTTGGATTACCATTTTCATCATAAACTACATTACCAGAAGCGTCTTTTACAACTATAAATCTTTTATTTTGTACATTAGATATACCAGCACCTACTATAACATTTCCACTTTCGTCAAATGAAACATCAGGTAATCCAGAATTAACAGCATTAACTTTTATCCTATCAAATAATGATATAAACTTTTGATTATCAACATCATCATTAATATAATATTTTAATAAATCTGCATCAGCAACTGTTGCACCATAATCACCTGGATTTGTCATAAATGCTGCAAATGAAAATTCTTCTAAACCTAAATTTTCTGCAATTAATGTTTCTAATTCTTTTACTTTTTCTGGTGACAATGCCATTACTTAGTACCAACTTTTCTTTTTCTCTGTTCTAATGCTGTATTATACTTCATAAATTCTCTATCACTAGACATTAACCTAATAATTACATTTTGCCATATTGGATAAAAATCAGGATAATCTGCAATAACACTAAATGCATATGCAGCTACTTGACTTCTTATTGTAAATGCTACAGGGTCTTTAGAATTACGCCACCATGTACTACTATTTCCTAAAGATACTGACAGTTCTTCTGCATCTTTCCATCCTTCATAAAATTCTGCAAATCCTTTTCCAGCTTCTGTATTTAATGCATAATCACTTGTAAGCCATTCTGTTCGCATTTCATCAAATCTAACTTGTGATGTAGGTGTATCAGTTTGACCATAAGCAGATAAGAAACCTGGTTTAATATCCATTAATGCAAGCCTAAATGCTTTTTTGTACATATCTTTTTCCGCAGATGACAAGTTAGGATTATCATCAATATCTCTACTAAATTTTTTATAGTGTACTCCAGCAGCTGTATCATTAGCATATAACATGTAATCAGCTGGATTTAATGTTGCTTGTGCAATCATATCTGCATATGAACGTTCTATTTCTGGATTATCAAAGTTTAAAAATTGATAAGTTGTTTTAAATCTAACAAGATTATCAGCATTTTTATCTTTCCAAGTTTTAACACTAGCATTAAATGTTCTAGCTCTAACATCTCTTTCTCTTGATGATGTTGTTACATAAGCATGTTCAAAACCATGTTTAGCATAAAATGCATTAGCAGCTGCTACATCATCACCACCAAATTCATCTAATAAAAGTTGATATTCATTAGCAAGTACAGCTGTCATCCACCATTTACCTGATTTATCTTTTATTGCAGATTTAAATACTGCACCTGTTATAAAACCAAATTGTGATAAAAATCTATATAAATTTAGCCAACGTCCTTTATGAGCAGAGTATCTCATTAAAGCTAAATCTAATATTGCAGGAGATAATACTCCTTTAGGCAAATCAATTGGTAAATTATTATTATCTAAATATGCATTAGTTAATTCTTCTAAATTAACCAACACTCTTTTACCATCCCATTCTGGATAAATACTATAAATATATTTATCTAACTCACCTGAATATAATAATCTTTCTTCATCATGGCTACCTTTAATTGCATCCCAAACATCAATTGATGCTTCTGCACGCATATGTTCGACTTTAGAATCCATTTCCCATCGTTCAAAATTATTATCTGGGTCAACATATGTTTCTGATAAAGCTTCTCTAACTAAATCTATACCGCCTTTAGCACCACCTAAACTAGCTCTAAGTTTATCTAAAAATGTTAATCTACCACCAGCAAGTGTTTCTACAAAGTTATCTGGTGGAGGAAATGCACCAAAAAAGTCATCTGCTAATTCTTGTTTTACACCAACTTTATCAAATAAAAATTTAATATTCCAAGCAGCTAATGGAGTTTGTGCTGGAAATACTTGAGAACTTATCATGTTTACACCAGATAAATAACCCTTTGCAATCATTTTAAAGTTACTATCTTGACCAAATAACAAGTTATTCATTTTAGCATTAAACGGCATAATAAACATATCTTCACCAGTATCTGGGTCTTTTACAAAAGTACCTTGATTTTCATATGCATATACATTTCCAGCTGCTCTAGCTCCTTTATAAGATATAGCACCTTGCCTTACAAAGTAAGGATTCATTGTGTACAATTTAGACCATCTTCTTCCCATTTCAAAGAAAACTTCTGGGAATGGAAATATGTTTCTTGATATTTCAGATATTCTATGTTTTGTTTTAGTATCGTATAATAACTCTTTAAGATTTGTTAAAGCATAACTAGATGCCATATCACTTGTCATTTGATAGTTATCTATTTTTCCTGATTTTAATAAAGAAATACCTTTTAATTCATTAATAACACTATTAGGTATTTTTGCTGCTATAGCTTCTGCAATATATTCTTTTTGTAATTTTTTAGTAAAAGTATCAAATGAACCAGTTAAATACAACCATCTAAATTCTTTAAATTTAGGTGAACGATGTAATCTAGCTAATGGTTCTGATAATAAAAAATTAAAAATAGAATCTAATGCATAATCTAATTTTTCATTTGCTCTAGCTAATGGTTTGTCAATTATTTTAGGGTCTTTTATTAAAACTTTACCAAAATTTAATTCTTCTAAATTAACAATTTTTTGAAAACCTACTTGCATAGCTTTTTCTTCTTTTGAGCTATATCTTGCAAAAGGATTAGAAATATCTGGTGCTAAATTAAATTTAATTATTTCATCACCAATTGTTGTTTCTACACTACCTGATAATATACCTTGCCTTAAAGCAGGGTTACCTAAATCATCAAATGAATTATCAAACCAATGCATGCCTTGTTTTGGTCCTGATTCATAAATACCATAATGAACACCATCTTTCATAGGCATACCAGTACGCATACGAATATTTGCTTCAACTTTATTTAAATGTTCCATTAATCCTTGTTCTGTTCTTAAATATTCCATTTGAGGACCAAATGTATCTATATATTCATCAACCATTTTTGCTGCTTCATTAGTTTTTGTCCAAGCTATTAATTCTGGTGTATCCCAACCTAGTTCAACAATTTTTTTAGCAAATTTATCATTTCTTAATTTATGATATTGAAATATATAACCTTCTAATGCTTTAGGATTTTTTGATGAAACTGGTACGTAATTAATTAATTTTGAATTTATGTTTTTATAATTCATACCACTATAAGTAAAATTAGCTTGCAAAGCATCATGGTATATAGTTGATGCTGTAATACCATTTATATCTTCACCTGAATCAATAATTTTTTTCATTATTTTTGCTATAAAAGAACGTTTTGGTAATTGACCATAACTAAATTGCCATTGCAATGCTTGTATTGGATGGTCAAGAAAACTTGTTAAATCAGGATGTACTAAAAATGCAAGTTGTTCTTCAAATATAACTCTTTGAGTTAATGCAGGTTTTCCTATAGCTTTAGGTTTAAAATAAGATTGTGTCCAAAAATCTAATACTTGTGTTAACGCATCATTTTCAATTTTTGTTGTAGGTATTTTAATTCCTGCAAAAAAACCATTTTCTTTTATTAATTTTTTCATATTGTCTAAAGAATTGCTTATAAATCCTCTACCAGACATTAATGGTTCTATTTCAGTATAAAATCTACCAAGTAATCTATTCATTAACCTATTGTTAGTTAATGATGCACCTTGGTCAGCAGCTTCAGATATTAAAGTTGGAGAGTGAACAAATGCAGTTTTACCAGTATTTGGGTCAACAATTCTTGGTGTGTATGAATCATTAACCAATCTTCCTTCAGGGTCAGCCATGTAACCTTTAAGTTGAGTTTCATCAGCATATAAAGCATCCATTCTTCTTTTTAAGATATTAGCTCTACTTTCACCAACTCTTTCTCTTATTAATGATAAGTCAGCATCTCTTAATCTTTTTGCAAAATCATTAACATTTGTAACAGTCCATTTATCAATATTGTAAAAATCTTTTAATATAACATCAATTTTAGCTGAACCATAACCTGTAGTTTTTAAATGCCTAATCAATGTTTCATAAGCTTTGCCTCTATTGTAATAATTTAAAGATTGTGTAGGTTGTTTACCAAATAACTTTTGCCATTGAGGTGACATGCCATTAGTAAATTCAGAATAAAAACCTAAATTTCTACCTAAACTTTCATCTCCAGTTCTAGTCCAACGATAAAATTCTTCTTTGTTAAGAACTCTTTTACCATCAAGAATTTTAGGTTTAATCATTTTTAATCCACCAGAATTAAATTGTCTAGGTATATTACCAACACTATCTATTGCTTTAAGAGTTCTGTTAGCAACTCTACCAGTTAAACTTCCTAAAGAAGGAACTGTTACAGGAGTACCTGTTGCTTTAGTTAAAGCTGCACTTAATAAATTAGATTGACCTTTTGGTAAAGTATCTAATTTAAATAATTGATTCATACCAGGCAATTTCAAACCTTGGTCACTATAAATTTTAGTAAATATTTTTTGCATACTATCTAAATTGTCAGTTTCTAACAACAATTGATGTATCTGTTCAGGCATATTTTTAGTCCAAGGATTATTAATTAAAACATCAGGACTTTGATTTTTAACAAGTTTTTGTAATAAACCGCTATCAGTTAAATTTTTAACAACTTTTTCAGTTGTAGTATTAAACATACCAGTAGCTCTACCGCCAAATAAACCCCACTCTTTACGTAATTTAGCAGTTTGTTGACGAGCTAATTTTAAATCGTTTGATAATTCTTTAATTAATTTTTTAGAGCTAATAGTGTAATCAAAAGTATCAATAAACTCATCAACATTATCTATTGAATTACCATTTAATGGATTAGCTTTATTTGACTTAATCCAATCTGTAATTATTTCTTTTTTCTTAATTGGACTATATAATTCAGCATCACTAAATCTATCAAGTTTATTTAATGTTGTTAATAATTTTTTACTTTTCTTTAAAAATTTAATAGCACCTCCACCAAAAAGTTCAGGTACTATTCTTTCGTATCCATCAATCCAACCAGATAAATTGTTATATTCATCAGTACCAACATCAAACTTTAATGATGCTTGATATCTTCCAGATGAATATGGTATTTCAATACCTAATGCTTCATTTAAATTAGTTTGTTTATTTTCAGCATATTCTTGTGCTAAATCAGGATTATATATAAATTTTCTACCAGCAAAAGCTTCTATTTGCTGTGGTCTTTGAATTGAAGTCCAATTAATTGTTCCATTTTCATTTGGTAATACAATAGGTTTTCCATTGTATGCATACCAAATTGTTTCAGCATCTTTATCAGACCAACCACGTTGTATTAATTCTAATATTTCAGGTTTATAATTTCCTTGACTATCTTTAGCCATTAAACTTTCAACACTAACAATATTTTCTCTATTGTAGTTTACTGCTTGACCTGAACGTACTTGATTAAGCATATCAAATAAATATGGACTACCACCTTGTTTTTTTGCTTCTTGTGCAAATTTAATCCAATCTTTGGTTTCTTGTAACCAACTACCTTTTTTACCTAAACCTTTAACTTCTGTTTTAGATAAATCAATAGGAATAAATTGTTGTGCATATTGTTGAGTATATCCTTTTTCTAAATATTCATCCATAGCATTCATTTGTTGAGCATATGCCCATACACGTCCATTAAATAAAGCTTTATTTTCTGGTAATAATAAATTCAAACCTGGATATTGCATTATATGTTTTTTAATTGGACTTAATTTTTCATATTCTTCTGGATAAATTAATTTATTTGTTTGTTTATCTAAATATGGTTTTTCAATAGATGAACGATAACTTGGAGAATATTTTACATATAATTCAGATATTGCATCAAATGTAGCCATTGTCCATAAAGACAAATTTTTAGCCATTTTAACTGGTCCAACAAAATCTTCCGGAGTTAAATCTAAATGGCCAAATCCTGGTATATCAATTTCTCCAAATGATTCATCAAATTCAATTGGTGTAACTGCTTCTACACCTTTTCTAAGCATCCATAAAGCATTATCAATTCCATAACCAATACCAAATACTTGTAACATATTCATTTGCATATCATCGTTGTAACCACGAGATTTATATTCTTTTGAAACATCAGCCCAGTCATTAGCAGCTTGTACAGCTTTTTCCATAACCCACATATCGCTTAATTCTTGTAATGCTTTTGCATCTACAGGTATATCTTCTTGTTCAGCTAATGGTTTTAATAATTCAGGAGGAAAATTATAACGTTCTGTTAATGCTAAATATCTTTGTTCAAATGCAGGATTTAATGCAATATAATCATTCATTTGTTTATAACGTGATTTTAAACGTTGACTTTGATTACCTAAATTGCTTATATCGTATATATCGTTAAGCATTATATTTTATTATATTTTTGTACTGCTCTTGTATTTTTAAGTTGTTGTATTAAAGGATTGTTAGGATTTCTTGAATCAAGTACATCTAATAAAACATATACATCATCTTGTGCAGATGCTATAGCTTCAACACCAATACTTTGACCAGTTGCACCACCAGCTCTAGGGTCTTGTCCAGGTAACTCTGTTCCTGTAAAAACTTGTGGTTTACTACCACCAGCTGATTTAACTATTTGAGCAGGTGTAGGTGCAGCTTTAGGTAAGCCATTTACAGCTTCTTGAGCAGCAACAAATGCTTTATTTTCTTGATAACCTGCATCAGGTAATCTTCTAATAGGTTGTTTAAGACTAGCAGCTCCACCATCAGTTCTGTTAGCTCCAGCTCTAGCACCAGGTCCAGCAGCTTTTACATAAGCAGGTTCAGCTGGTTGTCTGTAGCCACCTCTATTAGTCCGTTTCTTGTTCCCCATACATATCCTTTGTTATTAAAATAATTATACCTGGTTGAGGTTGTATAATTTCTATAACATTCTCAGAAAGAATGTCTAGTTCGTCTACAACTCCATACTCTTGGTAAACCATTTCCCAAAATTCACCTTCGTAAAATTCATCCATCTCATTACATTCCAAACGCAGCAGCAATACTAGGAGGTTGTTGTCCCATTTGTTGTTGCATCATTTGTTGTTCAATCATAGCCATTTGCTCAGGTGTCATCTGTGGTTCTTGTGGTGTATAGAACTGTCTAAATATATCTAATATAGCAGCTGGATTTTCATAAACAGCTATAGCAGCCATAGTTGCTTGTACATCACCTTGTGCAGACCTTTGTAATAAAGCATCAAATAAAACGTTTTCTGCTTTATTTTTACGAATACGTTCTTGAACTTTTTGTATATTTTCTAAACCATCAATATTATCTTGTAAAGTTTCTACGTCTATAACACCAGCTTGTAATAATTGCAAACCAGTTACAATTTTTTGTGGTTCATCAAATCCAGCCATAACACCATAGACACGTCTTGTTCTATAATCTCCACCAATATCTTGTAGCGGATTATAGTTTTCAGAAAATGCTGTTCCGTTTAGATAACCAGCCATAGGTTTTTTACCTATAGCTTGTGAGTAAGACAAAACAGTATCCATTTCTAATCTCTTAGAATCCATTTCAATAAGACCATGTTTAATGATTTCTCTATACTCATTAATCATTAATGACATAGCACCATTAAGTTCTTGAAGTCCAGCTCCAGTAACAAAACTATTAGGTGACTGTGCGTCATCAGTAACTGGATAACCACCTACTAATCTAAGTTGACGCTCTAACCTATCAATTTGTTGGAACAATTGATATGGCATATTGTTTTGTGGTTTAGAAACTTGTGTACCAGGTGCAAGATAATTTACTGCAAATCTACCTTTTCTATATTGTCCAGATTCTATCTCACCTGATATGTTAGTTTCTGTAAACACAGAATCTTCCATAGCTATTGCTGACATAATATTTATTTTTGCCATCATAGCCATCAAGCCAATAACATGGTCGTATTGTCCTTTAAGCATGTCAAAAGATACTCTTTTAACAAATACAAATGGTGGTGTTGATAGTACGTTAGGTATAAAATCTAGTATTAATCTACGTTCAGGAAATATTATGTATGTTCCACCTTGGTCATAATATTCAATAACTCGTACACCTTGAGAAGTATTATCTTCCCATTGTTGTTCACGGTTAGTATCATATGACATAAATGGTGTAGCATAATCTTGATATTCTTGTCCTGTTTCATCATCATCATCTTGTTTTAAAATTTGTTCTGCAAATTCTGGATATATCTGTGCAAGTTTATATCTAGGTACTCTACGCACAACAGCAAGTTCTCTAGGTTTTTGGTCTGGACCAAAGTTACCTGGGAATGTATCAAATGGGTCACGTAGTTCAGCACTAGGATAATAAAAACCATTTTTATCTCTTTTAGTTGTAATTACCCAAGCACAATAACCGTAACCTGGTAACCATCTAGAAGCTTGTGCTAATTGTAAACTTAAATTTTGTTTTTCATCATAACTTGTAACAATGCGTTCAAGTTTTTCTGCTCTATTTTTTGCTCTAGCAGAATCTACATCATTAGGAATATCTACACGTACATTAGGTACGCCAGATATTTTTTGTGCAAGTCTATCAATACCAGACTGCAACATGTTAGGAGCTGGTAATAAATCAGCATCTGATGTTTCCATTGTTTCACCAAGTAATGCTTTAATACCATCTGGTCCACCATTTAAAATAGCTTTTATTCTAGCTTTGCTTATTTGTCTAGATTGAACATTTTTACCAGAAGTTAAATTAGCTGCATTAGCTAAAACTTCTTTGTATGACTTAACATCTAAATTTTCTATGCCCATGGTGCGTTATTCATCTCCGTCATTTTGTAATCTCCATAACTAGGATTGTAATCTAATCCTATATCAGCAGCATGCTCTTTTTGCATACGTCTGAAAACCTTCATAGGAAACCAACTAGCCATAACTATATCAGTTTTTGACTTGTTTCGCTTTGAAACAGGCTTACCATCAAAGTATAACAGTTGTTGCCTATATTGCTGTACTTTTGCATTTGACATACCATCACCTACAGGTAAGTGTATTCTTCTATCTTCAAATAAATCTGCCATAGCACCTACACCATAAAGTGGGTCATGTTTATTTTTACCTGTAAGATGTCCTTGTACTGTAATACCTGTACGTAAAGTAAATTCTTTTATACCTTCGTCCATACGAATTGCAGACTGAAATCCGTTTTCTTCTACTATCCAATGTCTACAATCGTAATCACGTAACCATACAGCCATCTGGTCAAGTGCTGCTCTAATACCGCCACCTTGATTATTTTCTAAATCAATTAAATATAATTCTCCACGATATTGGTCAATACCCCAAAGTACAGCAGCTTGATAACCAGATGATGCAGGGTCTAGTCCAGCAACTAAATATAAATTTTTATAAACTTGACCTAGTACTAAATCAGGTCGCATACATTGGTCAATAATATTCATAGTAAAGATTTGTGTACCTTCTACATATGCTTGATTGTAATATACCATTTCAAATGTTTGCCTACCACCTGTACTTTCTGCAGAATGTAATCTAGACATTAACCATTTAAAAGTACGTTTAGTAGGCCATAACATACAATCAGTATGCATATCTTCTTCGTGTTCTGGTATAGCACAATCTAATGAATGTGCAGTTTCTACTATGCTTGTAAAATTATCTGATTCAAGTAAATGATTATACAAATCATCAGGATGCTGACGTGAACCAATTACTACTACAGCAGTATGTTCCTCTTTACGAGATGATAATGTTGTAGTCCACCATTGTCTTGTACTTTCTCTTGCACCAGGTTGCATTGTAGTTTGGTGGTCTTCAATGTCGTCTGCAATAATTATGTCACAGTCACGTGATAATATCTTTCCACCTTTACCTACAGCAACCATTGTAGGTGATTTAATACCTGCAACTGTTCTAGTACCTACAGTAAATTGATTTTGTGACCAGTTTTTACCTGACCTATTATCAGGTTTAAATGACATGCCTGGAGGACAGAAGTCATCTCTTAATTCTTCATTTGTATCTAGTACATCAAGTACAGCAGATAACGCATTTTTAGCTATATCTTCGTTACCACCTACCCACATAATACGTACGTTAGGGTTTTTGCATATCTGATATACAGCAAAGTGTATTAACAGTTCAGTCTTTCCATGTCGTGGGGGTGACAGTATTAATAATTCTTTACCGTTGTTTATAGAATCAATTATATTATTTATCCAATTGACATGGAATGGTGCAGTTTCATATTTTTTGCCCAGTTCTGTTCTAAAGTATCTAGAGCGAAAGCTCGAAAAATTTTCTAATGCAGCTTCAGCTTCAGCGGATAGTTCCCAATCTTCTGCTGCAACTTCGTTGCGTAAATCTATTTTGTATGCTGCCATCATTCTGCTGACAGTAGCTGAAGAACAGCCAAGGAGGGAAGCCGCCTCAGCTACTGCCATCTCGCCAGTTGCAACTGCATCAGCTATACCTTCGCTTACGAAAGCTCGGTAATGCTGACCCCTTCGTACAGAAGCGTAATCACCCTCATCAGAATTACGTTCTATATTAATTGGTTTTACAATTCTATCATTGTGCCGTTTGTCGGCTGCAAACTGTCGTTTTTGGCAGGTAGGAGAACAAAATTTACGTTGCTTGCCTTTAAGTTTTTTTCTACATCCATTTGCTATGCAAACAACATTATGTTTAGTATCTACCATGTTTTAACTATTCCTCCGTAGATGTTTGTATAGTGTGAATTATATGCTATAGTTCTGTTAATTACAAACATTAAACCATAGTATTTTGTAACAGGTAAAGCGGTGACCGGGACATCAAAAGCTGCTGACAGGTAATACTGTACACTAGAAAGGCAAAGGCAGTACCCAAGAACACTAGAACAGGTTTAATTAGCATCAATAATCTCTATGCCCGCTCATGCCTGAAATTACTGGGGTTTCTAGATAAAAAATTACCAGGATATTTTTTTAGACATACATAACATATATGCAACGTCAAGATTAACATATGTAGGTCAAAGGATATACAGATACAGTATTCTTTTTGAGTAGGTAATGTATTTTATTTTGTACTGTATATGTATACTGTATCTGTATATACATATAGTACCTACATATGACCAGTATATAAATTTAAATACAGACCTATGGTAGTTAAATGATATGCCTTGAAGGATAATGTAAGTCCATACTTCTAGAATAATAAGTTCAAAAGAAAGTTACTTAAATGAGTACTGAACTTCAAGGTCTGTATGTCTGTTATCCTTGCGGAACAGACATACTGTTTGTTTCTCTAGTTAACTATAAAGGAGATTAAATGCTAGAAATAAAAGAAGAAGTTGTAGATACTACAGCTAAAGAAACAAATACTGAAGCTAAGACTTTTGAGTGCAAGGCTTCTAATCATGAAGGCGATAGACAAGTTAAATTAGGTTTTAACTTTAGAGAAAGCCGAAGTAAAAAACAAGGTAATAATTATGTTAATTACGAGTTTTGGTATCGTAATTTATGCAAGCCTTGCGGTCAAAATATCCTATTAGAAGCTCAGAAATAATAGGTCTGTATTACAGGAGGTTGGGATTAAATATCCCAGCCTTCTGTTTTTTTTATATGGAACTATTAACAAACACGTGATAAGTCGATACAACGCTTTTACTTACGTAAGCGTTATATCTATATAGGAGGAATAATGAATAATAAATTTAAGCAAATTAGAAAGAGCTTTTTAGAGATTAATTGGAAAAGCTATTTGTATTATAATTATGTATATAAATATTTATGGCGAATTATAGATAAAAAATACATAAGTATGGGAAAAGATAGCTTAAAACAATTTACTATCAAGTTTAATAAAGAATTTAAAACTGATTTTACAGAAGAAGAACTTGAAATGTTGCATGGCGATTACATAGTAGGAGCTATTTTTTGGGATTCAATAGAAGAAGATATTAGTATGATATTAGAAAGTAGGAATAAATAATGGATATATTAGGACTAATGACTATTAGTGCTAAATGGTTGACACTAGGACTAATGTTTACAGCTATTGTCATACTTGTATGGCTATTTAGTAAAGAATAACAGTATATCGTTGTCGTATATCTTTTGAATACGACAACTTTTCATGAAAGGAGATTATATGAAGACTGTTGTATGCGGATATTGTTCGCAAGATGTAGAAACTATGAGAGATAGATATTGGTATTTTTCTAAAAAGACTAACGCTAAATATCCATTGTTTGTTCATAGTTCATGCGGAGTAAAAATATTTGAGATGAACGAAAATATTTGGACATTTCATAATTTAGGTAAGCAAAGAACTAATGTAATTATTACACCTATAGAACTTAAAAAAGAAGTAGAAATAGATGAAGTAATTTACGAACAAAGTAAACTTAAAATATAATATATAGCTAGAGTGTATATCCCCTTATGTACACTCTATGGTATATATAAATATATACTAATAAAAAAGGAGAAACTATGAATATAGTAGAAATAGATAAAGCAATTACAACATTAGGAACTATTCTTAATGACTATCAATTAGACCAAGTAAAAAATTTAGTTGGCCAAGCAGTTATTGATTATCATGAAGATAAAGCAGAATCTAGATATAGAGCTGATTTAAAAGTTCTAAATGTAGATATGAAATTAGATGTTGATTCATCTGATTTTGGCGATATACCATTTTAATATATTCCTTTGGAGAGTGCTGTTGCTTTTGCACAGCACTTTCCATTTTTTTAGTTGATTATTAACAAACACTTGATAAGTGTATATAGCTGGTAGTGTATGAATTGTTTTTGTGTTCGAGTTTTCACAATTTGTATGCTACTAGCTGTATATACAGCAAAACGAAAGGAGTAATCGTTATGGAAGAAAATCAATACGAGTTACCTATCTGCGGTATTACTGGTAAACCAGTGCCATGGAATAAAAGAACTTGGATAAGCAGATACATAAATGGGGAACTTAAAACCATTCCATTGTATCTTGACATTGATGCAGTACGTGATTTACATAGACAATCACCAACTTACAAAGCTAAGAAATCTGTATCAGTTGTTGACAATCAAGAGTTAGTGTCTACTGAATAGTAGGCACTAACTAGAAAGGAAAATTATGGATGAAATAATAAAATTAAATCAATTAACTAAAAAACAATTACGTACAATTATATTGTTTATGTTGCGTGATACTCTTAATTGGTCTACCAATGACAGAGTTATAGAAACAATTCGTCAACATAATGCAATGCAATATGAAGCAATTAAATATCAAATTAATAAACACTATAAAAATCAAGAGGAGGAATAATGCGACAATATACAGATAGTGCAGACGCTATCAAAGCTTATGCAGAAGAAGTTAATTTTGACTTATCCAAATGTGATGAGGTAATTGAAATTAAGGAAAGCGATAAATCAAGAGGTGGTTTAAAAATTAAATTTCCTAATTACAATAAAAAAATTATGACAGTTACAGTACATCACACATGGGGAGATATGTTTGACATTACATTTCATACTGATGAAAAAGGAGAACAAACAGTTAATGATATTTTCTTTGATGATTTAATGAAAACATTTTCTGCTTTAAAACTAGCAATGACTGGTATTACAAAAGAACAATGGAAAAATATTTTATTTAATGAGGAAGAATAATGATTACAGACGTTAAAAAACTAGTAGCAATTATAAATGTATTACGCAGACAAATAGATGTAGCATTTGAATTATTAACACCTGAACAACAGGCATATTTTTTAACTGCTATTAAAACTATTGGCGAACCATATATGGAGGAAGAATAATGAGTGTTAATTTAAAATTAGCAAAAAGTTTAAGTAAAAGTATTACACAATTATTAAAAGTTATAGATGTTTTGCGTAAACAAAATGATGCAGCTTTTAAAATTATGACACCAGAACAACAAGCTATTTGGTTAGTTGCTATACAACAAATTAAACAACAACCTATGGAGGAAGAATAATGCCAACTTATAAAATACTTGTCAGATTTGATGCTGAAGATTGGGATGACGCTGTTAGCGTTGTTGAAAATATGTATATAAAAGATTGGATAAGTGAAATGGAGGAAGAATAATGTTAAATAGATATGAAATTACAGCTAATGTAGAGTTTTCAGTTGTTGCTGATTCAGAAGAAAAAGCTTTTGAATTAGCTGATGAAAAACTTGTAATTATACCAAATAATATCAGTATTACTGGTATGTCAATTAGAAAAGGAGATGAAGTATGAGTATGTATATATTTGTAGATACAAGTATTAAAGAAAATGTTAATGAAATTACTGTACATTTTCAAGTGCCATCAGATATGACACCAGATGAAGCAATGAAAACTATTGATGATTTAGTTCAACTAGCAGATAATAATGAAAATATAAAAATATTATCACATGAGCATAGTGTATATAGTATTTATCAATATAGTGATTTAGCTGATACAATTAAATAAACATCAAAGCTATCAACATACTGCTAGTTTATAAGGTCATTCATACCTTTCCCTTGCTAGCCGTTAGACCAAAGTATGTAGGTAGCTTGTAGCACATAGGAACGCATAAGGTAGGAAACTCTAGCCTAGCACTAGAGATTAAAACAACCATATAAACAATGTAATTCCTGTTTGGTTCGCTAACTATGTGTTACAAGCTATTTATATAGCACTCAAAAGTAAAAAATAAAAGTATATGTGTCGTGTCGTTACCTATGTACGCCACGACACTATATGAAAGGAGAATAATGAAAATAAATGGTACAAATATAATTGCAAAATCTAGACCACAACAAAATTATGTAGTTGAATTTGCTTTTATAAATGATTTTGATGAAAACCAAGATATAGATTCAACAGATTCTATTAATTTGTTGTTTTCAATTGAAGTCAAAGCTGTTTCAAATATAACTGCAATTAATACTGCATATGAAATATTAATGACTGAAAAAGCGTTAAGCTTTTATGGTTTTTCAAAAGAAAATGCAGAACATATTACAGAAAATCATTCAGAAGTAGATATAAAAGATTATCTAAAAGATTTTATGTTAGATAATCCTACAAGTGTTCAATGTTATGTTAAAGGTAATAAAAATGAATTATTTAGACTTACAGAACAATCTATTTATCAATATCGTGAAGAAGTTAATGAAAATATGATTAATGACATTAAAACATATCTAGAGGAACAGGGGGAATAATGTTTCCAGAAGATATGAAATTAGAAAATCCACCAACACCATTTGGTAATAGAACAGGTAAAAAACCTACATTATTGACAGATGTTAAGGTTAAAGTCTTGTTATCTATGCCAGGCCAATGGTTTAATATTGGTACTCGTGATAAGTGGATTAGCGGTGTCAAGGCAAATATAGAGTCTATGACACAAGCAAATATATCTCATCTTAAAGATAAAGGTAAGTTTGAGATACAACAAAGAAAAAACAACGAAGGTAAAGTTGACATTTATTGTCGCTTTATTCAAAAATCTTCTGATGAAGAAGAATAATAGAAAGGAAATACTATGGAAAATACAGCAGACTGCTGGAAATTAGTAAATGCTGTACTTGGTAAATCAAGACGTATTTTATTATACGGACCACCAGGTACAGGTAAATCATATAGTGCAATTAAAACAAATGCACCATTAAATATAAACGGAGAACCTAATGTGTTTTCTGTAACTATGACAGAAGATACTGCTTCTGCTAACTTAGAAGGCTTTTATAAGCCAAGTAGTAGCGGTACATTCGAATGGCATGACGGTATTGCAATACAGTCATGGAGAAATGGCGGTCGTCTTGTTATTAATGAGATAGACCATGCATCACCAGATGCAATGACATTTCTTCACGCTATTCTTGATGACCAAGAAATAGCACAATTAACAATCAATAACGATACAAAGGAAACTGTTAAACCAGAACCAGGTTTTCAAGTTGTAGCTACAACTAACAGTCCGCCAGAATCATTGCCATTAGCATTAAAGGATAGATTCCCAGTTAAAATATATATTAACAAGATACATCCTAAAGCTATGGCAAAATTTCCAGATGAATGGCATAAGGCTATCAATGATACATCTATTGTTGATGACCCAGAATCTCGTGTTTCTGTTCGTTCATGGAAAGAATTCTTTGATTTACAAAAGAATGATTTTGATATAGAAACTGCAGCTAAATTAGTATTTGGTGATAAAGCCGAAGAATTAATTGATGCAATACAGTTATCTAAAGTCGATGCAGAATAAACCATATCCCTATCCAGAAATAATTACAGGTACAGAATGGCAAGTTAGAGAAACATTAAATGGTCAAGGTGCTTGTACAGATAATTTGAATTATCAAATGACTGTTCCTTTGGATAGAGAATGTGAATATTGTGGTTGTAATCATGGTCGTATGGTTCGTAGACACGAATTAGGTCATGTTAAATGGTCACCAAAAACCATGGGCAAATTATCACCACAAACACGTAAAGAAGCTGTAGAAGTTCTAGAAGAAATACGTGTCAATTATTTAATGTATATTAATAATCTAGGCATAAATGAACCAACTATGTGTTTAGAAATGTTTAGGATGAAATTGATACAACTTATAGAAAAAGGTTCTATAGCAGAAATAATACTTTACGGTTTAGCTTGTATGTGGAAAACAAATGAAATAGATGAAGACCATAAATATGTTAATCCATATGAGGCATCAAACGGTTTTTATAAAAAAGATAAATATCGTAGAGCCCAATATGAAAGTTATCATAAATGGTCTAGTGAATTTATTGCATTAAAAGAAATTATGGCTAAATTCAGAACAGAGCCGAATGTCAGTCAAATAAGACAAGCGGAATTAGAATTTGCACATAATCAAATGTATCACTTTTATAGTAAATTAATAAAAGTTAGACATAATAATTCTACTAGTATTAGCTATCGTAAAGTACAAAAAATTGCTGAAGAATTATCTTTAGTACTAGATACTTTTATGGATAAACCAGAAGAAAGTATTTATCAACAACCAAGTCAAGACAATCTTGAAGAATCAGGAGAAAATTCTAATAATCAAGATGCTAAATCTGGTGTTGGTGACACTGTTAAAGACCTAGAAGAACGTATGCGTAAATCTTTGATAGAAGAAATGCAATATAATTCTAGTTCTGGTATTGGTAAATGGGGAACAATGACTATTCATAAACCACCATTAACTGATAATTTACAAGCAAGACTAAAAAATGGTAGACAATATAGACCAGCTGATTTTGGTTACAATCCTAAATACATAAATCGTTATTGTATTGACAAAAAGATATTTAAACAAAAACAGCATGTATTAGGTGGAACTATATTGATAGATGCATCAGGTTCTATGAACTTTAGTGCAAATGATTTATTAGAAATTATGCAGTTGCTACCAGCAGTTAATATTGCTATGTACAATGGCAGCTACAATACAGGTGACTTACGAGTTATTGCGAAAAATGGTATGCGTGTAAATCAAAATTATTTATACAAGCATAAAGGTCGTGGTAATGTCATAGATGGTCCAGCGTTAGAATGGCTAGCATCACAACCACCTAGAAGAATATGGGTATCAGATATGCATGTATTTGGTATTCATGGTAAAAATTCTAGTGGTATGAATTTAATGCGTGATGTACTGCAAATTTGTACAAGTAATAAAATTATTAATCTAAAAGATATAGATGAAGTAAAGGAACATGCTATAAAACTTAATATGGTATAGTGTAGGGAACATAGTAAACCAGCAATGGTGCTTGTGACCTCCTTTCCACAAGTTAAGCTATGTTCACGTAGTGGAATAGAGTCGTAAGAGAATTACGAACAAGGGTTTTCTAGTCATGTCAACAACAATCCTATAGTTAACACCACTACACCTAATTTGTGCATGCCGGGCATGGTTACGAACAAAGCGTTTATCAAGCATCACCTTGTTTTAGCAAATCAATATTTAACAAATTTAATGCGATGTGATGCGAAGATGAAAAGCGTGTGAGTACCGTGCTAGGCAGCACACATAATTAATTATTAATTTAAAAACTTGTATTAAAACAGAAAGGAATTATAATGAAACCTATGATAGATATTGAACAACTGTTGACTGAAGCAGAAACAGGAAAAGTTAATCGTATATCAGAAAGAATAACTGATGAAGCCAAACCATTTTGGGATGGTATAGAATCAAGAGTTCTATCTGGTAGACCAATTAAACCATTTGTTGTAAGCAGATTGCTTAAAGAACATTATGGTATCAAAATAAGTGAAAGTGCAATTCGCAATCACTTTCAAAACTTAGTAGATAATGCCCAAGAATAATAACGAAATAGAAAAGTTATTAGCTGAGGCTGAGTCTATTAAGATACAAGAACTAAAAGCAGATAATCTTAAACTTCTTAAATTATTAGAGAAAGCTAAAAATAAAAAAGCTGATATGATAAATGCAGTTTATGATGCTGTATCTACAAATCTTCGTACATGGGATAAACCAATTATTCCTAAACCAACAATACACAAAGCAAATAAAAACGAAGAAGTAGCAGTAGCAATATTATCTGATGTTCAATTAGCAAAAGTAACGCCAGATTATAACACAAAAGTAGCTGAAAAACGTGTCATTGAATATGCAAATAAAATAGTTGAATTGACAAATGTTCAAAGATATGCACATCCAGTTAATAAGTGTGTAGTCCTAGCAGCTGGAGATATAGTTGAAGGTGAACTTATATTCCCAGGTCAACATCATTTAATTGATGCTTCGTTATATAACCAAGTAACAATTGATGGACCTAGAATATTGACACAATTCTTTGACATATTACTAGCTAACTTTGTGGAAGTAGAAGTACACTGGGTAATAGGTAATCACGGTTCACTAGGTGGACGTGCTAGAAAAGATTATCATCCAGACTCTAATGCAGACAGAATGCTAGGCAAAATAATGGATATGATATATGAAAAAGATAAACGAATTTCATTTACTATTCCAGATTCTGAGGGCGATAATCATTGGTTTGATATTGCTGATATTGGCAAAGGATGTAAGTTCTTTGTATGGCATGGTGATAATGTTAGAGGACATGGTGGTTTCCCATGGTATGGATTTGGTAAAAAACTACTAGGTTGGAAAGCATTAGCATCAAGAGGCTTAATGCCAGACTTTGATTACGCAGTTGCTGGACACTTTCATACACCTACAACAATGTATGTTAATGACATAAGAGTTTGGGTTAATGGAAGTACTGAAAGCTATAACACTTATGCATTAGAACAATTAGCGTCAATGGGTAGACCATGTCAATGGTTACTATTCGCTAAACCTAATCATGGTGTAACAGCAGAGTATCTTGTTAAATTAAACGACAAGTAATAAATATAGGTATAATGTATATTATGGATGACATAAATGTCAAACCTAATTGGAAAGTAACTGGAATAGAATACAGTGGTTTAGGTGATAGACCATATTTTATTCTTGCAGATGATGAGGGAAACATCAAATTACAACCACTTAGTCGTGGAGTTACAGACCTAAGGAAGACATTAAATCTAGATAAAGAAGAAGAATAATATATCATACGTTTCTTTACCTACGTAAGAAACGTATTTTATAAAAAGGAAGGAAGTTATGACTAATAACGTTGACTTGTTATCCCCATTCCCATCAGAACTTGTGCGTAAAGCACCATCTGGTAAGTTTGGAGATTATGTACCACACGCTAATTATGTAGAAAGATTACGTGATAGTGGTGTCAAATATTCATGGTCATGTGAACCAATCTATGGTATGCATGGCGGTGAGAAAAGAATAGTAGGTGCTAAAGGCACTATAACTATTGAAGGTATGGGAAGTTATGATGGCTTTGGAGATGTTGATACATTTAAATTAACAAATTCAAAGTTTAATGACGGTACAAACCTTAAAGATGCTGAATCTGATGCATTCAAACGTGCATGTATGAGATTCGGTTTAGGCGTGGAACTTTGGTCTGGTTCTACTCAATCAGAAGAAGAAGCTACATCTTATGTATCTAATGAATATACACCAGAAATGGCTGCAAAAGATGCATCAGTTATAGTAACTAAAGTAGACATGCGTAAAAAAGAAAATAAACCAAGTCCTGAAACATTGGCAAATATGGAAGCAATTATGGATGAAATTCTAAATGCTTCAGAAGGAGATAAATAACTATGGAATACACAATTGGTCAAACGTTTGATACGTTACCAGAATCAGCTGCACCTAAAAAAGCAAGTGCTTTGTTGTTTGAAGAACAATACAAAGATAAATTAGATGCTTCACCTAATAAATGGGTAGCTATGGACATTGAAAATATAGCTGGTATTGATAGAAAAAGCGTTGAATATATTAATAAAGTTGGTAAATACTACCATAGAGTTAAAAGTTGGACTGATAAACATGGTCCTAACTATGAATTTAAAAATATAAGAACTGAAACTCAGTTTATTATGTTTGGAAAGAGAGTTATCAATGGAATATAAAATTGGTCAAGTATTAGATGCACTTCCAGAATCAGCAAATAATGCTGGTAATTGGAAAAAAGCAGTATTTATTACTGATGATTATGCTAATAAATTAACTGCACAACCAAATAAATGGGTTGTATTAGATACATTAGGTAATAGAACTGATACAAAATTTCATACACGTGTTAGAAATTACAATAAAAAATACAACAATAAAGGATTCGAATTTGCCAGAATTGTTTCTGGAACAAGTCAAATCTTTTTAGGTAGATTCAATACTAGTTTATTGAAATGAAACAAGATATACAGTTCATAGCAACAACTGTTGCTGGTATAACTGAACATATTAAAGATGTAGATGTGCGTAAAAAAGTCATTGGCCAAGCTAATGACTACGCACGTTTAAAAAAGTTTCCTGATAATAAAACGTTTTGGAGTAATGAACAATTAGATAGTTATTTACAAATGCTTGAAAAATTATCTGGTACAGATGAAGCTAAAATACCTAGTGCTTTAGACCAAATGTCATTAAATGATAAGGTTAAAACACTTGTTGAAGCTGGTGTAGTAGAAGATATTACTCCAAATCCAGAATTATCTGGAATAGTAAAGAAAGTAGTAAACAAAATGGAAGAACAGAAAAAATATCGTGATGACCTTAAATGTCCTTATTGTGGACAAATGGTATACGATAATCGTAACAGCAAAAGAAGTGAAGCATCACCTGATTTTGTTTGTTCAACAAATGACCCAGCTATATGCGGTGGACATTCAGGTAAATGGCGTAAGTCATGGTGGTTAAAGAACAGTGATTTACCTACAGAATGGGGTATTTAATGATACCTGAATACTTTAGAGGTATTAAAGTACCTGCATTTATCAAATCAAAATCTCAACTTATTGCATGGGCATTTGAGGAGTTTATGGATGATGAACCAATTAGTAATTGGGAATTTGTTACAGAGCTATATAGCCATAGGTTTGGTGGAATAATACATAATCTTAGAGCAGAAGGTTATGAAATTACTACCTTACCTAGTAAAAAAAGAGGATTAGTACATTACTATTGTACTAAAGTTCCTTCAAAGAAAGCTGCTACTATTAGCTAATGATAGAAGTAATTGTCGGCTGTTTGTTTCCTATGTTACTTACAGCCGATAACTTAAATGAAGTAATTGAATGTTATGATGTAAAACAAAACATAGAAGTTGTAGAACATCATGCACCTTTAGTTGCTGAGTATTTCGAAGAACCAGACATCTTACGTGCTTTAGGTGTTATTTATTGTGAAAGTACAGGAATATCCACCGCAATAAATACAAATACAAATGGCACAAAAGATGTTGGTCTTTGGCAATTTAATGATGACACCTGGTATTGGTTAAAACCTAAGCTTGGTATAATTAATTCTAGGACCAACACACGCACCGCTACTTTTGTCGCTGCGTGGTTGGTATATAATGATGGTTGGCATCATTGGAATAGCAGTAAGCAATGTTGGAAAGGAACTAACAATGAACGATTATATATACAGTTATCTAAAGAACAAACAACAACTCAATAAACCATTAGAGGAATTGTTTAATTATCTTTGCGAAGACTGTTCAAGTGCATTTGTAACAGATGTACCTTGGAATAAAAAATGTGAGAAATGTCACGATAATTACTTTAAGGACTTTGATGAAAGAGAAAATTGATATAGATAAAATAAATATATTTACTAATCCTAAATTCATGAAAGTTTGGGGTAACCAATTTGTTCAAGCATGTGGTAGTGATACCTTTAATGTAGCACCTAACATGATTAAATTAAGATTTCTTATGGACAAATTTGTTAAAGATTATAATTGGCACTTATCACAATTAGAGGAGGAATAATGTCACATCCAGTTCCAGGAATGGAATATTTTTGTCAAGATTGTTTAATAGAAATAGAGGAAGGACATAGCTGTGAATAATTTTACAGATTATAGTACAAAAAATAATGTTGAATACGACCATAATGATATTAGTCGTATAAAATTTAGAGAACAAACTAAAGAACTAGTTAAGTTAGCTAAAGATGTTGAAGTCTTTGGTGGCCGTAGGTTCTTAGGTTTAAATGCAAATGGTACTGAAGTATGGGTATCATATAAAATTGACAGAGATACTTTAAATTTAGAGCTATCAACTACACATGACTTAAATAGTATTGTAGAACTAGCACCTAAAAGAGTAACAGTAGGTATAAATGAAGTTGCACCTAATGATTTGATGCAAGCACGAGCTACTGATACAGGAGCAGTAACACATAATACATTACGATACATACAACGGCTTATAGACCTACCACAAGGAGTAGGTAGAGTTGAAGGTAGATGTAGTACGCAACTATTTATGTACGTATCTAACGCTATTTACGAAGGTAAATGGGGATTAGGTCAAAACAAAGTTAGATGGCGTGACATATTAGAAGCTTGGGACTTCCCATCAGGGCGATACTTTACAGTGTATGGCTAAATACAGGCCATTACCTGCATATTTAACAATCAGACCTAGTTCTATAGACGGATTAGGTCTGTTTACTGTTAAAGATATTTCTAAAGGTACAAATATAGGACTTACTCATGTCTTTTGTGACTGCACATTACAGATAATACGTACACCATTAGGTGGTTTTATCAATCATAGCAATACACCTAATTGTAAATTAAGTAAACTTAATGGTTTTAATTACTTATGGACAACAGAAGACATACCAGCATATACAGAACTGACACTTAAATATACTATGTATAATCCAGAGGAGGAATAATGAAAAAATTATACAAAATACTTAAATTAAAATATAAGTTTCGTAAATCAACTAAATATGAAAAAATAAAAATACAAAATAAAACTTACAAATTACCTGTTAAAAAATACTAATGAACAATCTATCAGAACTACGTGAACAAGCTCTTAAAAGGGCTAATTATGCCTGTGAGTGGGCATATTGTGGCGATAAAAATTGGTTAGAACTAGCACACATATTAGGTATAGGTATGGGTGGTAGAGATAAACAAAGTAAATTTGATATTAATAATGTAGCTATCTTATGTAAATACCATCACGACATATATGATGGTCGTAGACCTAATGGAAGTAAAAGAGCTTATAGAGATTTACTTATGGGTTTTTTAAAAAGAGAGCGTCAATAAACACGTAATAAGGTTATTTAGATTTTCTTTCTTGTTTAATACCTTTATAACCCATTCTAAAAGCTTCTTCTTGTGCAAGTAAACCTTTAGCAAACATTGTATCTGCGTATTTATAAGCACCTTCTTTAGTTGCTGCAGCAGCTTTAGCAAAGAATTTATCAGCTTTAGCTTCAAACATCTTAGATAAATGCATACTTTGTTTAGCACGCATACCAGATTCTAATCTTCCCATAGAAGCTGTATCAGAATATATAGAAGATTTTTTTTGTTGTATTACTTTTTCAGGGTCATCTATATATTTCATTATGGATTTAATTTTGTTCCTTGATTAGCTTGATTTCTATCTTCCCATACTTTAATTAAAGCATTTTTTAAATTTTCTTTAAACATAGCATTAGGTAATTTATTAGAACCTGTTGAAGGATAATAAGGCATTTTTTCAGGTTGTTTAGGCATTATTTTTGCAACAGGTCTACGTTTAAGTTTTTTTCTAGGATAATCTCCACCACCTACAATTAAAGGTACATTACTCATTATTTACTCACTTTCTTATCTACGACTGCTAATTGTTTCTTAGCAAACTCTTTTATTACTACTAACGAAGCAGATGCACCTGATATTGCAGCAAGTTGTATTGCATTAATATCTACGCCTACTAATGGAGCAACTGTTAACGCACCTAAAAATGCTTGAACAAATGTCCATAATGTTTTTTCTAATACTATTTTGTATTCATCTTTCATTTAAGCCTCCGGTTTTTTACCATAGCCAGGTAACATGCCTAGCATTTCTTCTACTGTTTTCTTAGGTAATACCATACCACCAAATTGTTTACCTTTGAAAGTTCTAGATAATCCTTTTAATAAAGGACCAGCTGTAAATACAGATAATTTAGGTAAATCTTTTGGCTTACCTACATCACCAAATCCTGCACTTCCACCACCAGGAACTTTTGTTGTAGGAGGTTGTACTTTAAATGGTGTACCTGTTTCTTGTATTATTTTTGCATCTGGAGATGGTACACCAGGTGTATAATTAGTAACTCCTGTAGTAGGTTCTACATAAGGTAAATTTTTTTGTAATGCTTTCTTTTGAGCATCAGTAAGGTCAGGTTTTTCTTCTGGACGAGGACCTTTAACTCCCATAACTGTTTCAATACTAGTACTTTTAACTTCGCCAGTTTCAAAATCAAATTCTTTTTTACTCATAGATATTTGTTCTTCAGCTATTTGAGCTGCATATTCAGCACCTTGTTTTTTATATGCTTCTACAATTTGTGCATCAGATTTTAAACCACGTTCTAAAATATATTGACTTGCAGGTATTTTACCTTTGAGTTCTTTTGATATTGGTTCACCAGTTTTAAAATTTGTTCCTAATTCAGTACCAATACGCATTTCTGGAACATTGTATTTAGTAGGAGATTTATATTCTAAACCACCAGGTGTTTTTTTAGTTTCCATTGATACAGTTATATCTGAAACTGCTGTTGGTTTTACAGTTTTAGCAGCTGATTGTGGAGATTGTGCTGGTTCTGGACCAATAGTTGCAGCACTACCAGGTAAATTAGGGTCAATTTTTACTACACCATATTTGCCACTAGCAAGTCTTATACTTTCTTCTATTTTTGGAACATCAGTTGTTAAATAAGGAGGTTTTTTTTGACCTTGAAAAGAAACTTTCATTGGACCTTCAGTTGTTCTAGCTTTAACTAAAGCTTCTTGAGCTGTTACTTCTACTGGTGTACCTAATGCTTTTAATTTAGCATCTAATGATTTTTGTACAGCAGCTTTTTCACCTTCTAAAAAATTATAAGTATCTATTAAACTTTGTTCATAATCAACAGCTTTTTTAACACCAGCAGCACTACGAGGTTGTGGAGGTGCAACTCTACCTTTAGAAGTTTCAATTGCTTTTTTTGCTTTTAATAATTGTTCATCAATAGACTTCAACATATCACGTTCTACAAATGTAGATTGAGATAAACTTTCTTGTGTAGTTGCATATTGTAGATAATCAGAAGATGGGCCTTGTGTAGCAGAACCTTTTTTGCCACTAGACATACCACCTTTACCTTCTATTTCTTCAATATAATCTTGTATTGGGTCTGACATTATACTATCTTTCTGCTATCTAGTTTAGCAGATAATAATTGGACTTCACCACTTATCTCTTGTAATTTTTCCATAACATCTTTAGAACTAATTAAATCTGGTGGACTAGCATTACTTGCTTCTAATGGTAACTTACCATCATAATCTATATATTTAACCTCTACATTTAAACCTGACTGAATAGCTGCTAATACACGTGGATATACAAGTTTATACGCACTTGTACTTGAACCTACAAACCCATCTTTTTTAACAAGATTACTTTCTTGCGAGTCACCTAGCAATAAACAACCAGCAGTATTTTCATCTGTGTTGCCTATATGCCATAAAATATATTCAAATCCTGGTACATCTAATACCCATATCATGCCTTTATGAAAGTCAGCACCAAACTTAGAAATGTATTTAGTATGAAATCCACCTTCAGTACGTA